GCAGCGTATAACAGCACAGGCAAGCCGGAAACACAAAGCCGACGCGGTCAAGAGGTCGCAGCGATCGGCGCGGTTCAGGCGCAGGTCGACGCGTTTAGGGTGGCGATGGAAGCGAAAAAACATGCAACACCGGAAGCTTTGAGGGCTTTGGTAATAGATCGGCTCACTCAAGCGGCGTTAAATCCAGACGTGAAGCCGGCGCAACAGTTACGTGCGCTCGAATTGCTCGGCAAAGTGACGGAAGTGGCTGCGTTTACGGAACGGCGCGAGATAATTAAAACCGAAAGCGCGGGCACTGCACGCGAGCGGTTGATCAACAGTCTACGGCAAGCGATCCAGTCTGACACTGGCAACAGCGGCGGCGCATCTTTACTCGCCGAACTGGCGCGGCGACGGAGCGCTGAAACAATTGACGCTGTTACCGTGCCAACAAGCGCAGATGTCGATGTTGAAAGTCAACCCGACGCGAGCATTGAAAGTCAAGATCATGTATCGTTGAATGTCAATGGTGAAAGTCAAGGCATCGACGCGCAGGAAAACGCGGAAAACGCCGACAGCGCGACCCCACCACCCGCCGACCACCCAAATCTGAGCGAAGCTCAGCCTCCAGCCTTGCTTAGTAATCCACACACTCGATCGCCCAACTTTGAGGACTTGAAACCATCTGAGGGTCAACTATAACACTGTTATAGTTGGCAAGCTGTTGATTTAAAAAGATTTGTTCTTGAAAAGTGATTTTTTGGCAGGTTTTGGTGGGGATGATTTATAGGAAACCACCCCCTTATGTTTTGGAATTGGGTGGGGGGAGGGGGGTATATTTTGGAGAAAAGGGAAATGACGCCAGCGCAGAAGGAGATTTATTTAGTTATAGATGAGTGGTGGAAGCGGTTTGGTTTTGGTCCGTCTATAGATGACGTGATGAATTTTACTGGTGAGAGGGGTCGTGGGAATGTGGCGAGGAAGATGTGGTCGTTGGTTCGGTTGGGGGTATGTAAGGGAGTGAAGGGTAGGGCGAGGTCTATACGGCCGAGTTATTTGAGGGTGCATAAGATTGATTGAGGATTTGACAGATGACGGTCTGTTTGAGGCGTTGAAGTCTTTGCCTGAGGATAAGTTGGTACAGGTTATAGACTGTATGCCGGAGGGGCAGCGGGAGCATTTGTTGTTGATGGCTGAGGAGTACATGCATTCTGTCCGGCGGGAGCGTGGGCAGGAGCGGTTTATGGATTATGTGAAGGCGATGTGGCCGAACTTTATACATGGTCGGCACCATGAGGTGATGGCTGATGCGTTTGAGCGGGTAGCGAAGGGGGAGTTGAAGCGGTTGATTATTAATATGCCGCCTCGGCATACGAAGAGTGAGTTTGCCTCGTATTTATTGCCTAGTTGGTATTTGGGAAAGTTCCCGCAGAGGAAGATTATTCAGAGTTCGAATACTGCGGAACTGGCGGTGGGTTTTGGTCGGAAGGTGAGGAACTTAGTTGATGGGGATATTTACAGTCGGATTTTTCCGAATGTAGCGTTGCGGCACGATTCGAAGGCGGCGGGTCGGTGGTCGACGAACGAGAACGGGGAATACTTTGCTATTGGTGTTGGTGGCACGGTGACGGGAAAGGGTGCGGATTTATTGATTATTGATGACCCGCATTCTGAGCAAGAGGCAGCGTTAGCTGAGGGAAATCCCGAGGTTTACGACAAGGTGTATGAGTGGTTTACCTCTGGACCGAGACAGCGTTTGCAGCCTGGGGGCGCTATTGTAGTGGTGATGACTCGGTGGAGTAAGAGGGACTTAACAGCGCAGGTGTTGAAGGCTGAGGCACAAAGGGGCGGGGAGGAGTGGGAAGTTATTGAATTTCCTGCTATCTTGCCGTCTGGGAAACCGTTGTGGCCTGAGTTTTGGAAGTTGGAGGAGCTTGAGTCTTTAAGAAACGAGCTACCGAATAGTAAGTGGCAGGCGCAGTATCAACAGAATCCGACATCGGATTCAGCAGCGATTGTTAAGAGAGAGTGGTGGAAGATCTGGGATAGTGACACGCCGCCGCCGTGTGATTATGTGTTGATGAGTTGGGATACGGCGTTTGAGAAAAAGACGCGAGCGGACTATTCAGCGTGTACGGTTTGGGGTGTGTTTTATACAGACGATGAAGATGGCAGAAGTAATGCGAACATTATTTTGCTGAATGCGATTCGTGACAAGGTGGAGTTTCCAGAACTAAAGAGGTTGTTCTTTAGGGAGTACAAAGAATGGAATCCGGATTCTGTGGTGATTGAGAAGAAAGCCTCTGGGGCTCCATTAATCTATGAGTTGCGAGCGATGGGCATTCCTGTTCAGGAATTCACGCCCACTAAGGGTAACGATAAAATCACGAGGTTGAATGCGGTGTCAGATCTCTTTGCATCGGGAAGAGTCTGGGCGCCTAATACGCATTGGGCTGAAGAAGTGGTGGATGAAGTTGCTTCTTTCCCAGCTGGGGATCACGACGACTATGTTGATACGGTATCTATGGCTTTGATGCGCTTTAGAAAAGGCGGCTTTATCAGAGTGGATATGGATGAAGAAGATCCAATACGAGAATTTAAATCCCATCGAAATGCTGGGTACTATTAGGAGAATTAAATGGCTGTCGAAAAGTCACTGTACGAAGCCCCTCAAGGTTTAGAGGCGCTATCTCAAAACGAACCCGATATTGAAATTGAGATCGAGGATCCAGAGTCAGTCAGCATTAATGTTGCCGGCATGGAGATTGAGATTGGTAAAGAAGTGGATGAAGACTTTGGTGAAAACTTAGCCGAAGTAATTCCTGATCAAGTATTGGCAACAATTGCAAGCGACTTGATTGGTGACTACACATCAGATTTATCTGCACGTAAAGACTGGCTCGATACGTACGTGCAAGGATTGAAGTTGCTTGGCTTAAAACAAGACGAACGCACCGAGCCTTGGGCTGGCGCATGCGGTGTGTATCACCCGCTCCTGATGGAGAGCGCGGTTAAGTTTCAGTCAGAAACAATTATGGAAACGTTCCCAGCGATGGGTCCGGTGAAAACGCAGATCGTTGGCAAAGAAACGCCTGAGAAAAAGGATGCTGCAACGCGCGTTTGTGATGACATGAATTATCAGTTAACAGAGGTGATGAAGGAATACCGCCCAGAGCATGAGCGGATGCTGATCAGCCTTTGTTTATCTGGTAATGCGTTCAAAAAGATTTACTTTGATCCCTCGATTGGTCGGCAGATGGCTGTCTTTATTGCAGCCGAAGATATCGTTGTTCCATATGGTGCGATGAATCTTGAATCATCTGAGCGTATTACCCACCGGATGCGTAAGACGAAGAACGAATTACGCAAACTGCAAGTGGCTGGGTTCTATAGAGATGTGGATTTAGGCGAGCCTCTTAATGTATTAGATGAAGTTGAAAAGCAAAAAGCGCTTGAGACTGGGTTCACTGCTAGTTCAGACAATCGTTTCCAAGTATTGGAGATGCACGTTGATCTGGATCTAGAGGGCTTTGAGGATAAAGATAAACACGGTGAGCCCACTGGTATTGCGCTGCCGTATGTGGTGACAATCGAGAAGGGTACGTCTGAGATTCTGGCCATTCGTAGAAACTGGCTGCAGGATGACAAGCTCAAAAAACGCCGCCAGCACTTTGTACATTATGGATACATCCCAGGCTTTGGTTTTTATTACTTTGGTTTGATCCATTTAATTGGTGGCCATGCAAAAGCTGGTACATCACTCATGCGTCAGTTGATCGATGCGGGTACGTTATCGAATCTGCCGGGTGGTTTGAAGGCGCGTGGTCTTCGTATTAAGGGTGATGACACGCCGATCGCACCAGGAGAATTCCGTGATGTGGATCTGCCAAGTGGAGCGATCCGAGACAACATCTTGCCGCTTCCATATAAGGAGCCAAGTCAGGTTCTGATGCAGTTGATGAACCAAGTGGTTGAAGATGGCCGTCGTTTTGCAGCTGTTGCTGATTTGAAGATCAGTGATATGAGCGCGAATTCACCGGTTGGTACGACGCTCGCAGTATTGGAGCGCGTATTAAAGGTGATGAGTGCAGTGCAGGCGCGTATTTACTACGCCATGAAGCAGGAATTCCGTTTGTTAGCTGGCATTATTCGCGACAACACGCCGCCTGAGTATAGCTATCAGCCTGAAATTGGCAGCCGTATGGCCAAGCAGTCTGATTATGATCACGCTGACATCTTCCCAGTGGGTGATCCGAACGCTTCGACGATGAGTCAGAAGGTTGTTCAGTTCCAGGCGGTGCTTCAATTAGCGCAATCAGCGCCGCAGCTGTATGACTTGGCGTATTTGCACCGCCAAATGATCACGACAATTGGCTTAAAGAACGTCGACAAGATCGTACCGCTGCCATCTGATATGCGTCCGGTGGACCCAGTGACCGAAAACATGAACATAATGAACGGCAAACCCGTGAAAGCGTTCATTTACCAAGATCACGAGGCGCATTTAGCAGTGCACATGTCGGCAATGAAGGATCCAAAGCTTGCAGCGATCATGGGACAGAACCCACAAGCACAGGCGATCCAATCTGCAGCGATGGCACACATCATGGAGCACGTTGCATTCCAATATCGTAAAGAGATTGAGAAGCAACTGGGCGCGGCATTGCCACCGATGCCTGAAAAAGATGGCGAACACACCTTGCCTGCAGAGGTTGAGGTGCAACTATCACAACTGGCAGCTCAGGCTGCTGCAAAACTGCTGCAGAAAGACACTGCTGAAGCGCAAGCGCAACAAGCAGCACAACAAGCTCAAGATCCGCTGGTTCAGATGCAGATGAAAGAGCTGCAGATCAAGGAAGCCGAGGTTCAGCGCAAGGCCATGAAGGACAAAGTCGAAGCGGCAGCCAAGGCTGACGATATTCGCATCAAAGAGCAGGAGATGAATGAGCGCATGCAGCTGGAGTCTTTAAAAGTTGGAGCCCAAATCTCCAAAGATAAGGACGCGGCACGTCGTTCAGAGGCGCTTGAGGGTTTAAAAATCGGAGTAGACATCGCCAAACAAAGGGCGCAAATGGCAACACAACCTAAAGGAGCTAAAACCCAGTGATAGACCAAAAATCCGCTGACTACATCAACTCAAAAATTGATGAACGTCGCGCAGAAATTGCTCAGTTTTTATCTAGAGGAACAGTCGAAGATTATTCTGAGTATCAAAAACTTTGCGGAGTCATTCAGGGTCTTGCCTACGCAAAGGAACTTATAACAGACCTTGCAAAGAAAGCAGAGGAAGACGACGATGAGTAGTATTGACGTTGCAGAAACACAAGCAGAAGCAGAAGCAAAGGCAAAACAAATCCCAGCTCCAAAAGGCTACCGGATTTTGTGCATGGTTCCAGCAATTGAGGACGAGTACGACAGCGGGATCATCAAAGCAGATCAAACAATCCTGACTGAAGAGCTCACCACCAAGGTGTTATTTGTTGTTGAGTTGGGCGAAATGGCTTACAGCGATAAAGAACGTTTCCCAACTGGACCTTGGTGCAAAAAGGGTGACTTTGTAATGACTCGTGCGTACGCAGGTACGCGATTCAAGATTCATGGCAGAGAATTCCGCATTATTAATGACGATACCGTTGAGGCTGTTGTGGAAGATCCACGCGGCATCACCAACGCATAGGGGTGAAACATGGCAGGATTTAAATTTCCAGATGAAATCGATGAAACTCCCGCAGCTGCATCGGCTGCTCCTGAAGAAACCATAGAGGATGTTGAGCTTGAAGTTGTAGATGACACGCCGCCGCAAGACCGTGGGCGTGAGCCGCTCCCATCAGAGATTGTTGAGGAGCTTGATAAAGACGATCTAGAAGAATATTCGGAAAAGGTCAAGAAACGTCTGAGCCAGATGAAGAAGGTCTGGCATGACGAGCGACGTGCGAAGGAAGCTGCCGCCCGTGAAAGGGAGGAAGCGTTCCGTGTTGCACAATCGTATCTTGAAGAGAACAAACAGTTAAAGCAAAGGCTAGGTGCTGGACAAAAGCTGATTGCTGAAGAGCAGACCAAGAGCGCAAGCGCCGAAGTACAGGCGGCCAAGCAGCGCTTGAAGGAAGCTTTTGAGTCTGGCGATAGTTCCTTGATTGCAGAAGCACATGAGGAGCTGACCGACGCGAAAATGAAGTTACGTGAGGTGAATACACCCTCTTTACATGCAAGTGAAAACGGTGTAGAAGTACAACCTGAACGGGTCCAAGCGTACCAACCGCAGCCGACGCGAGACTTAAAGGCAGAAGCCTGGAAATCGCGTAATAAGTGGTGGGGTGTGGACGAGGAGATGACTGCCCTCGCTCTTGGCCTGCATGAGAAGCTAGTCCGGTCTGGTGTAGATCCTACAAGTGATGACTACTACAGCCGAGTGGATCAAACGATGAGGAAGCGTTTTCCAGAAAATTTCGAGGAAGATAGCCCTCAAACGTTGGAGGCAGTGGACGAAAAGCCCGCCCCACGCAAGGCAGCCACAGTTGTAGCTCCCGCAACGCGAAGCACCGCGCCAAAACAAGTGCGACTTACGAACACACAGATGGCTATTGCCAAAAAACTTGGCTTAAAACCTGAAGTGTACGCAAAAGAAGTTCTTAAATTGGAGAATACAAATGGCTGAAAATCGTACCGCTCGTCAGTTAGAAGGTAGAGAAACTACGCAGCGTCAAGCAGCATGGGTTCAACCCCAGACACTACCAACACCAGAGCCCAAAGAGGGCTATGCGTTTCGGTGGATTCGGACAGCAATCATGGGTCAATTTGATCCCACGAACACTTCCGCAAAGTTTAGAGAAGGATGGGTTCCCTGCAAGTCAGAGGATCATCCTGAGATGCACCTGTACTCCGACCCAACAAGCAAGTTTAAAGACAATGTTGAGGTAGGAGGTTTACTGTTGTGCAAAGCACCAATTGAGAGGGTACAGCAACGTAATTCACATTACGGACG